GAGTTATCAATGTACAAAATGCTCCAGTAACAATAACATTAAAAACGTTTGGTGGTGCAAGTTCTGGACATTGGACAAGTTCACAATTAAATATAAGTGGAATTGGACAGGTGAATGGATATGCAGGCGCATATGTAACAAATACGTGGACCCTTGATATATCTTCAAATGGAACTTATTCATATACATTAATTTTAACAGGGCATAATGGTTCTGCTGGCAATAATGCATCAATATCTTAATTCTTTAATCTATGTTAAATTTAAATCTTACACGAAACACAATTATTTTTGTAGTAGTAGCTCTTTTTATTCTACTATTTCTAAGAGAGTGTAATTCAAATTCAAATTTGAAACAACAATTAGTAGCCGCGAATACAACCGCAACTACCAATTATAATAACCTATTAGCAGCACAAGATACCATCAAGGTATATAAAAATACTGCTGGAGATTTGGTAGCTGAAAAAAGAAGTTACACTTTTGATACTGAAAATTTTGAAAAACAATATTCAAAATTAAGTAATCAATATTCAACTGCTCTATCTTTAAACAAAAATTTGTCTAACGTTAATTCACTTTTAAAATCTCAATTGACTTTAAAAGATACAATTAAAGTTTCTGGATCGATCGCTACAATTAATGATACAACAGATGTTTTTAAGATCAATGATTTTAAAGATTATGGAAATGGAAACAATAGAACATTTAATGGAAACGTGAAGTTTTCTTTTATTAAAAATAAATTTAGTGTTCAAAATTCAGAGTTTGATATTCAAGAAAATATTAAATTGTATGCAGACATACAAGACAATAATGGTTACAAGTCTCTTAAAATGAGTACTTCTTATCCTGGAATTAAATTTGATTCTATTGAAAATATAAACTTGATAAATAATAAACTAAACGAAAAAATCCAAAAGAAAGCAAGATGGTCGATCGGATTTGGGGTTGGCTATGGCGCATCTTTAATCAATGGACAAATAATACAATTCGGACCGACTATCGGAGTTGGATTGTACTGGAGTCCTAAGTTTTTACAATTTTAAAATAATAAAAAAGAATGGCTCAATCTTCTAAATTTTTAAGGTTAGATCCGGATGTCTTATTAGAATTCATCTATCACGATCAATCGAATCCTACTGCTACTGAAATTACAGTTGGCAATAGCGGAAGCCATGTCAAATTTTTAAATACTATAGCATCTGACAATACTCAAACCCGTTATTTAATAAATGAATTGGGTGGAGATGTTGTTAACTTTACAGTTACGTTAAATGGCGCATACATCGTTATTAACGATTTTGCGTCGAGAGAATTACAATTACAAAACGGAAATACTTATATTTTTAACCTTTCAGCATTACCAACACCATCAAACTTTGTAATAAGTGGAGGTGGAAGTTTAACAGTGCAAGGAACTAACTTGATTTATTCTCCAAATACAAATGGAACATATCAATATTCATATACTGGAGCAGCAAATGTAAATTACAATGCTGGAACCATTCAAGTTAGAAACAAAGTAAATCCTTACTATACTTTACCAGAACAAGAAACTGGAAACACCATTAAAACTGGAGTTGGAGAGGTTGGAAGATATTATGCGATTGTTGATAACACTGACGGTACCCGTTTTGCCTTATTGGACAATGCATTAACTTATCTTTCTGATCCAAGCTGGACTGGTACAACTGCTCAAAATTTAACGTATCAAACGATTACTAACAATTTAGTAAATTATGATACCGTTAGACTACACTTAAGAACTGGATTCTCATTTGGAGCAAGAGGCTTACAGGGTTTTATCTTTCAAATTAAATCAAAGAGAAACTCTGGAATCTATAACTTCTTTACCTCTTTAGCGTACTTGAATTTTTCAAGTTATGAAGTTCAGAATCCTTCACCATTTGTTTTAGCTGGAACTCCATTCTCTAAATTTATCGAAGTTAAAGTTCCATCATTGGTGGATATGTTTAATTCAGCGATCAATTTAGATTTTGAAACTGCGTTCTTTGGATCAGCAGATCCTACAAGTTCGATAGCATTAAATCCAACTGCAAACTATGAAATTGCATTTAAATTAATTAATAGCTTAGTACAAGTTAATAATGTTTATTATGCAGATACTGGCCATGAAACTGATGTTACTATTGCACAGCAAGATGAATATCAAGATATTACTGCAGTAATCGCAGAAGCTGGAGATGGAGATTACTTTCAATTATATGGAGAAAAAGATGGTTCAATATCTAACTTCTCTCAATATATTTTAAATAGATTGACTACTAGTAGCGATGACATCACTGTATTTTATGATATTGAAATCTTAGAACAAATTGGTTTGGCTTTTGCTTCAACCTTTACAGGTTCGTATGTTCAAACTCAAAACTTTGATACTCCAATTAATTTTAGACCAATAATTCAAAATGCAAATATTGCAGCTTCATTTATGATTAATTTGAATTTAAGAATCTACAATGAAACTGATAATACTCAAATATTAAAGCAAGCTTCTTTAATCTATAATAAGCCATCGAAATATGGCAAAAAGATGTTGCAACTTGGTATTGGAAATAATGTAGTGAACAAGGTTTATAACACGATCGCATCTACTGCAGCAACAGGAGCAATAGAAACCTTTATCAATTCAATTAGACCTACTGTTGGAGAAACCAGATACGTTCCAGTTGCAGTTGAAACTGTAAATATAATGGCTGGAAATTCTCAAGCTACTTTAAACGGTACCACAATAACAACAACAAGCCCATTAAATTATCAACCGCAAGGATCTGGTGTTATGACCCTTTCTAAAGTTGCAGATAATTTTATTAAATTTATAATTGCTCAACAAACAGGAGATTCGATGACTGCAGTTTCATTAGTGAATGCAGATTCAGTGAATCTTTTAATTAAGAGTGGCTCAGTAGAACAAAGCATTGCCGCAGACTATACATTTCCAGATATCGATCTAAGCAAAGGAGAGGTAATATTTAAAATACCGAAATCAGTTGCAACGAGATTCGATCAACCTGATGTGAATGCAGCAAATGATAAGTTCTACATTAACTTAACGAATGGTGGAAGTTCTTCAACCTTATATTACGGAATAGTCAACATTGTATAATGATATTAAATAGTAGAAATAATTTATTCAACTTCCAGTTCCCAAGGAACTTTGTACCTAAGGAAGTATCTGATCAATACTCAAAGTATTTGAACAGGATGCCTGGTAATATTATTACGGAGCCGATAGATTTTGTAAATTATGCAGTGCAAGGAATTAATCTTCCAGGTTTAACGTATGAGCCGACCACCCAACAAAATTTTGATGGTACCATAAGATACTTTAGAGGATCTCAACCAATACAAAATTTGATACAAAGAGAATTTACAGTAACAATGCAATTGCTTGATGGATTTATCAATTATTGGATCATGAGAGACACTATGTTGTATTACTATTCTCAGGGTGAAAATGAGCCATACATTGAAGATTTAAAATTACAATTGCTAGATGCTGAAGGTATCGCATTGGCTTCAGTTCTTTTTGAAAGACCTCTACTAAAAGAAATTTCAGAACTAGATCTTAACATGAGCAGCAATACTGCAGAATTTAATACGTTCACATGCCAATTCCAATACAATAGATACAGTGTTATCCTAGAAATAGACTAATATATAGAATATGAAACAAGATTTTAAAACGTTCGAAGATTATCTAAACGAGCAAAATGTTACCGATAAAGAATGGGGAATGTTACGTGAGTCATTGACTTCGGAACTAACTCCGCAATTGGAAAGCAAAATTGATCTTGCGATTGATGAATTTATGAGCAACTATACCGATGCGAATGGAGTTATTGATATCGAAAGATTCAATGAAGAACTTACAAATGAAGGTATCTTAGGTTCAATCATCGGCGGACTAACTGGATTTGCTCTTGGATCTACAGTTGGTAAAATAGTTGCTAGAGCATTAGGCGTACAATCTGGATTATTGTATGATTTATTAACATCAAGATTAGTTGGTGCCGCAGTCGGTGCAGCTCTTGGCAATAGAATCTAATATGAACATAGTCGCAATCGACTTTTCACTTAACTCTCCTGGTATCGTAGTTCGAACTCATGAAAATGAGCTCAAATTCTTGTCTTATATGAAAGCTGGTGGTACCAAGTCAGAAATTAGGATGCAGGAAGAGTTAACTCTGCAAAATGATATAGACTTTAAGATTCAACCCGGATTTGAAACCAGTAAAGAGTTCTCCGAAAGAGAGTTAACCAAATTGAATCGGTACATTACTATGGCTGAAGACATGATCGAAATGATTATCTCGGCTGGAGTTGCAACTGATTCACATACGATCTTTGCATTCGAAGGTGTTTCTTATGGTAGTGGGGGTGGAGGAACCAATAATTTAATCGATCTAGCGGCGGCTGCAGCCATCTTTAAATATTCTTTATTAATTCGGTTTCAGCATCCTGATAATAATATTCTTACGGTAGCTCCGACTTCGATCAAGAAGCATGCTGGTGGGGGTAGATTAAAGAAAAGAGAGCTCTGGGATGTTTTTGTTCAAAATACATTAGAAGACGATTCTCTGTCGGGAAGCGGTGTTTGGAAGTTCGCGGTAGCGCTTGAAGTCGGTGCTAAGGTCCCGAAGCCCTTTGATGATTTGGTGGACGCCTATTTCCTGTCCCTGTATATCCAGTCTCTGGCTTTAAGCCCCTCCTAGAACCCTTTCAACCAATGGAACCATAACTTATATTCTGTGTAGGCCCTTTTGTTTCAAGATTCTTAAAGTTTTTTTAAAGTATTTTGGGAAACAATAAGAGAGTGAGATATATAATATGTATGGAAAATCAAGTATTCGATTTAGATTCATCATTAAACTCATCAGATCATTTTGACCTATTCGACGCGTTAGCAAAAATGGTTTCTCTTAATAAGATCACATCTATTGAGATGGAAGATCTATTGAGTAAATCTGGCCTAATTAAAATAAAGGCAGGTCAATATAAGAACGAAGATGGTGATTTATTGTTTATGAATGTGAAACAATAGGAAGATTCTCCTTATAATTAAAGTTATCAACGATTAAACGTTTAACGAATTAACCAATTTAAAGAAAATTAAAGTATTAAAGACATGGCAGATTTTGACATCTTCAATCTCGGGGTCAATGATGTTGACACCCACGAAACCCAATCATCTGGTTCAGGTAATGACCTTTACAAACCAGCAGCCGATCAAGGCAAAGACGGAACTTACAAAGCACTTATTAGATTTGTTCCAAACCCAACCAACCCCCGCAATTCATTAATTAAGAAGTACGTGCATTGGCTTAAAGATGCCGGCGGTGAAGGTAAATTAGTTGATTCTCCATCCTCTATTGGCGAAAAATGTCCAATCGCAGATGCATTCTTCAAGTTACGTAAATCTGATTCAGCAGTGGATCGTAAGATGAGCGAAACATTAAAGAGAAGAGAACAATATTATGCATTGGTTAAAATCATCAAAGATCCTCAGTTCCCAGAATTTGAAGGTACTTACAAGGTATTCAAATTTGGTTACAAAATCAAAGAGAAGATCGATGAAGAATTAAAACCAGCATTCGGTGAACCAACCCAGGTATTTGACCTATTCCAAGGTAAGAACTTCGAATTGATTATCACCCGTCAAGGTGACTATAACAATTATGATAAGTCTAAATTCTCAGCAACAAAAAGTGCTCTTTTAATTAAAGGTACTCCAGCTGAAAAGAATGCAGAGAACATGGCTGCAATCAGAGCCGAATTAGATAAAGCTCCAACATTAACTCCATACGAATTTAAAGCATGGGATGATGAAACAAGAGACTTTGTTAATTCAATCTTAAGACAGTATTTAAATCCAGGAAGCGCAATGGATGAAATCGTAAGTAGCAGAAAATCTGCAAAGACTGCAGCACCAGTTGCTGAAAGCACAGATGATTTCTCTTTCGATACAACTCCAACTACAACTGCTACTGCAACGAAACCTACAAAGGCAGCGGCTCCAGCAGCAAACGTAGAATCTTCTGATGATTTAGACTCTTTTTTGAATGACCTCGACTTATAAAATATCAGAAGAGATAAAATAAACTAAAGACCTGCCTAAATGGTGGGTCTTTACTTGTTTATAAAAAATAAAATGATGTTATGCAATATCATTATGTATATAGAATTACTAATATTAAAGAATCTAAACATTATTACGGAGTAAGATCAACATATTTAAATCCAATTGAAGATTTAGGTATTAAATATTTTTCTAGTAGTAAAGACCTTTATTTTATAGAAGATCAAAAGTTAAATCCAAAAAACTATAAATATAAAATAGTTTCAATATTTGATTCTAGAAAAGATGCTATAGAAATGGAAATAAAATTGCATAACAAATTTAATGTCGGAAACAATCCAAGTTTCTATAATAAAGCAAAGCAAAGTTCTATTGGATATGACACACACGGAGTATCTTTATCTAATGAGCATAAAATTAAGTTTTCAATGATTCGTAAAGGTGTTCCAAAATCTAAAAATCATAAACTTAAATTAAGTGAATCTATAAAGGGTATAAAAAGATCTGAAGAAACTAGATTAAAAATGAAAAATGCAGCATTGGGATATAAACAAAAAATTGTAAAATGCGATAGATGTGGTTTATCAGGCGGAATAAACAGCATGAATAGGTATCATTTTGATAATTGTAAAAAAAATTAATGAATCCTAGCATTAAAATAACAGAAGATCTTAAATCAAAAATCAAGACCTTAGTTAAGCAAGTTGTTGTAAAAGAACATCAAAACTTAAATAAGCAAAAGATCAAGAACATGCCTGGGAGAATATCTCTTGCGTGCCCATACTGTGGAGACTCCACTAAAGACGATCACATGAAACGTGGAAATCTTTATTGGGACACTTTACAATATCATTGTTTTAACTGTGGAGAGCACACTGAT